TTGTGATAATTGGCATTCATTTGCCCTTGTAGAGCCTGAGGCCTGCTGTTGGGCGTTTGTTCGCCCCTCAGTAGTTACCTCAGTTCTCTGCATGACTTTCATTTTATTCGGCTTTGACAGTAGCCGGTGCTTTTGCACCTTAACTGTCGCCCCTTAATTTCCACAATGCCAGTGGAAATAATCCTATTTAATGAAGTTAAAGTACTTTATAGGTCACTCTTTTGAGTGTTTTGTTTTAGGTTATGAAGAATTGTTTGTGCTTTCAATTTATATTTATATCCTTTCCCTTGTTGGGGATAAAATTTGTGGACTAATTGTAGTTACTATTTAGAAAGCTTTTGTCCAGCTTTTGTTTGAAGTAGTGTGTCGTCATATTCTTGACACACAATTATGGGTTGACACCCTGGTAATCGTTCATGGATTGATCATCCTGTGCGATGTTGTTTTGAGCATGAAGTAAGACTTTGTTTGCTTCTTGAGTTGAACACTTTGTTAGTGAGACGTTGATTGTTGGGTCCGTTCAGTAGGACTACTATTAAACAACATGATTTTACCTGGTTTGTTCCGGCCAGGAGTACAAATTGATCGGTGGAGTTTGGCAACGATGATACCGTGATGGCTATAATGAGTTATTAGACTTTTGAAGACGTTATTTCGATGATTTCACAATTGCTACGCAAAGTTTGGAGTATTCAAAAACTCTGAGGCTTTTGCCTCGTAAGACGTAGTGAGCGTGACTTTATGACATTTGACGTCATTGTCGCTTTGTGTTTCTGCAGCATTGTAGAACACGTCCTTTTATCTTTAACACTATGAATAAGTTTTCAAAGACTGATAGATACGGAAAAAGTGTTAAGGAGATGCAGGTATGCCAAAGGCCTGCACCCCAAAGAAGAACCAATAAACATAAGGAGAATTGGTTCGTTAAGAAGAAGCACGGAAAGACATTGGATCTCTTGAAGGAAAAACGCCGCAATGGGTTTACACCCCATGCTGGCTTCGAGTCCCTTGGAGAATTGCACACCAAAATTTCTGAACTTGCAAGATTTGCGAATATTGATTATACTGATGAGTTGATCACGCAACTTGAGGGCATTGTTGCTCTCGTTTTTACCTTGCAAGGTTGTCAGGACTATGTGTCCATGTCTTCTGCTGTTTTCCTCTACATCCGGAAATTCTTTGACAAATCTGTAACAGGATCTGTCATGAGTTATCTTTCCGATTTGTTTGAGGTTGAACCGCAATCCGGTGCTGAAGGAGTTTGTGAGAGTTCTGATTGGCTCGAGATGATGCGAAATCTTCGAGACAATTGGACTCTTGTTAAGGACAACAAGTTGTTCTCCCATTTTTCTAAACTTCTTGGTTTGATCGTTACATTGGAACTTTGCAAAGTTTCCGATGTGACTTTTTGTATCAAGGAGTACAAGATTTGGGAGCCCGACATGAAGGTTGTACATGGAAACGCTGTTGATATTTTTGACGCCGCGTTGTCCACTGTAACTTTCTTTGTTGAAAACCTTTCTCTTTGTTGGAAAGAGAAATCCCTTCGCCCTTTGCTGATTAACGACAAAGCTGCTGCTGAACTTGATGAAGAGTATGCTAATGTCGTGATGTGGTGGGAACTCGTAAAGAATGGAAATCTGAAACGAGTTGCCGAGATGTCTGAGCAAGAGTTTGATCGTAGGCTTGAAACCCTAACGACTAAGCTCCGAAATCTCATTGGAACTTTGAAGTCTTTTGAAAAGAAGATTTTGCAAGATAAGTTCATGAGATTGCTCAAAATTAAGAATGATTACATCACCATGAAAATCAGTTCTGGCGTTCGAAAGTCTCCTTATTGTATTGAATTATTTGGAGCAAGTAGTCAAGGCAAGACTACTTTTGGTGAGCAAATTGTGCAAGCCCTATTGACTTCTGCTGGTCTTCCAACCGGTAAGGAGTATCAGGCTTCGTACAATGCTTCCGACAAGTTCATGTCCACTTGGACTACGGACAAGTTGGTTTTGCTCATTGATGATATGGCGAACGACAAGAGCAATTTTGTCGAGAGACCGCCAACCCGCGTGATTATTGATGTTTGTAACAATCAACCATTTTATGCCAACATGGCTGATTTGGACAGTAAGGGTAAGGTTTTTGTTGAACCCGAACTGTGTATTGTAACAACAAATGTTAAAGATCTTGACGCACGTACTTATTCAAATTGTCCGTATTCGATTCAACGCCGCATGCATGTGGTTATTACAGTCGAAGCGAAGCAGGAATTTCAGTATACTGTCGATGGGAAACCACAAGGTATTGATCCTGCTAAGGTTGCTGCGTTTAATCGTGACAAACCTGACATGGCTTTTGATGACATTTGGGAGTTGACGCTTGAGAAAGCTGTTTGTCCTGCCAAATTGTCTGTTGGCGCTGGATATGCTCCCATTGTACATAAAGGAAAGAAGTTGGAGAAGATTTCTTTCCGGGAAGCAGTTCAGTATTTGATTGAGGACTATCATTCACACACCGCAGCTCAAGAGAATATTCTTGATCGCATGAAGAAGCGACAAGATATTAAGTTGTGTGGTGTTGATGGTTGCCGTCAAATTTGTGGTTGGTGTGATAAGCATAAGGACCATTTGGACAAACAATTTGGTGAAGAAATTGTTGAGTCCATCCAAGGAGCTGGCGCCATTGTGACGAACCGTATTAAGCGAGATCTTTTTGGACTTGATACGGCTATCGAAGGAGCTGCAACACTCGCAATTATGGGATCTGCCAAGTATTTTGCTAGGCATTGGGACTGGATGTCTCTGGTTCCTACCCCATGGTTGTCGAATGATAAGTTCCAACAAGGCATGATGTGGCTTCACAAGGATAAGTTGAAGAATTCCTATATTCGTAAGACTTGTCTTTTGTGGGGTAGCATTTTTGGTGCTATGTACTATGGTCGAAATGCTGATCGTTCCGTTAAACTCTCCCTTGGTACTGCCATGATCACTGCTGGTGTGACTGTGCAGAAATCCATGGTGAGTGTTGTTAAACGGGACTTTGCTCGTGAGCTCGTTGATCGGAATACCATTGCTCCAGTTCTGAAAGAATGGCGCGATAAGCATGTGAATAATATTTGCAAGGCTTGTGCTATTGTTGGGGCGCTTTATGGTATTTCAAGGGTGTACAAAGCATGGCGGAAGATTAATCCTCAGGGTTCTTTGGAACCTAAGACTGAGGAGGAAGTTAGACAACGCGATTCTGAAAAGAATGTCTGGACTTCCGTGCACGTCCGTGATTTACCCTTGAGCCCTTTGGCCGCAAATACTACTTCTGAGCAGTTGCTTGGATTGGTCGAGAAGAATTTGGTTTATGGATCTGTTGTTGTTGGTGAGAAAGTACTCCGTGTGAACGGATTATTTCTTACTTCCAATATTGTTGTGATTCCTAACCATTATTTTGAATGTCCAGTTCTTGATGTAACTTTTCGGAAGAGAAATCCGGATACCTCTGGAGGCAAGTTTGCAGTACGATTGAGTCTGGCACAGAGTGTTCTGTTGCCAGATTCTGATATTCGTGTTTGTTATGCTGCTTCTGGAGGATCTTTTAAGGATCTTCGTAAGTATTTGCCTACTGATGACTTGTCCACCGTCGAATTCGCACTTCGATGGCGTGACAAGTCTGGAGAGGTCACTGAAGCTAGTGGTCTTGCTGACGTTGGTAGCACCAGCAATGGTGCTGCTGATTTTGTTGGCTTGATTTACAGATCTTTGACCATTGATACCTTTAAGGGTATGTGTGGCGCTGTCCTTGTTTCCAAGCGAAAACCCCTGATTTTGGGTATTCATCTTGGAGGACGCGCTGGCACTCCTAAAGGTTGTGCTGGAATTATGTCTAAGAGTACCATTGAGCAGGCATTGACAAAGCTTCGAGCTATTGAAGGTGTTGTGTTGTCTGGTAGTGCTGAACAGTTTGAGACGCAAGTCTTGGGTGTGAAAGTGCTTACCGGAACAACGCTCCATCCTAAGAGCCCGTTGAATTATATGCCTGAAGACTCGCAAGTTGAGTTCTTTGGTACTTGTCCTGGCATGTCGACGTTTAGGTCGAATGTTCAGGTTACGAAGATGAGTGAGCATGTTACAGACGTTTTGGATGTTCCGAATATCTATGGTCCACCTGTTGTGGAACCGCAGTATTTTGGATGGCAAACGTGTTTGGCTAATTTGGCTGTGCCTGCTCACCCATACGATCCTGAATTGCTCATCATGGCAATTAAGGATTACAAGGAGGATATGTTGCCCTTGTTTCGTAATAGACTTTGGAAGGATGCTCGTCCTTTGACTGATCATGAGAATTTGTGTGGTATTCCTGGCAAAAAGTTTATCGACGCTATTCCTTTGAATACTTCTATTGGTTACCCCTTGGGTGGTACTAAACGCCGTTTTGTTACGGAGTTGGAACCTACTTTGGAGAAACCAAATAATAGAGTGTTCGATGAGGAGATTGTTGATGAGATTGCTCGGTGCGAGGAGTGCTACCGTCGTGGAGAACGTGCTTATACTATTGCTAAGGCTTGCAAGAAGGATGAGGTGCTTTCCAAACCGAAATGCAGGATTTTCTATGGTAATCCCATAGCCCTGACATTTTTGGTTCGGAAGTATTTCTTGCCCATTTTGCGAGTAATGCAGTTTAATCCTAAGACTTCGGAGTGTGCTGTTGGTATTAACAGTCATGGTCCGGAGTGGCAGGAGTTGCATGAGCACATTTTCCATTTTGGTGAAGATCGTTTAATTGGTGGAGATTATGGCAAATATGATCAAAAATTGCCCTCCCAATTGATTTTCGCCGCTCTCAGAATTATGATCGATTTCGCACGAGAGTGTGATTATTCTGAGGAAGACCTCACTATTATGGAGGCGATGGCTGGCGATTTGGTTTACGCCGTCATTGCTTATAATGGAGATCTCATTGGATTGACTGAGGGAACCCACATTAGTGGTAATTCTTTGACTGTCATTATCAATGGGATTTGTGGAAGTTTGAATCTCCGTTGTTTCTTCTATAGTGAGTATCCAGCAGCTGACTTTGCAACTCGTATGAAGTTCCGTGATTATGTGAAATTGGTTACTTACGGTGATGATAATATCGGATCCGTGAATCCTGAAATTGACCGTTTCACAATCAAGGGAGCTTCTGAGTTTTTGGCTAAGTACGGTCAAACGTATACTATGCCAGATAAGGAAAGTGAGTTGTTGGATTTTCTTCCTCCTGAGGAATTTGAGTTTCTTAAAAGGAAGAGTGTGTTTGTGCCCGAGTTGGGCGTTCACGTTGGAGCTTTGATCGATAAGTCGTGTTACAAGATGCTTCATTGTTATCTTAGAGACAAGTCTTCTCCTCTCACTGAGGAGCATGCTTGTGCTCAGAATGTCGATACTGCGCTCCGTGAATGGTTCAACCATGGTCGGGACAAATACGAGCTGCGTCGCAATCAGTTGTCAGAGATTGCTGGACGCACGGGAATTCGCCACCTTTGTACCGAATTAGACATCACGTTTGATGAAAGGGTGGATCTTTGGAAAGCGAAGTATGAAGGAAGAGCGTTGAAGAATTTTTCTGATACGCCTACCGCTTTGTTTTCCGATCTATAGGTTTCGAGATTTCCTTAATAAGATCGCCCCGGCCGACACACTGGGGCTCCTGTGTATAGTTGAACTGTGTCTGTGTGTATATGGATACCGTGTGAATGTATGTTTTGTTGATTATGTATATATTTGTATAGGCTTTGCACACATTTGATGTCGCCCTCGTGCGATACCCCTATTTAGGGGAGGTTGATCACCAAACAAAATCAACCTATCAGATGTGGATTGAGTGTGCCCTCTGATTGTATAATGTGCTTACTAAAACTTTAAAAATAAATAAAAACAAACCTAACGCTTTGGAGGGTAAGCGTTGTAAAATAAGAAACCTTCCGAAATGGACCAAAGACGTAAAGTCATCTAAGGATTTGCCCGTGGTGTATGAACACCAGGATGACTGGTTTGGCATTGATTACTGTAATGGTTGTGGATTCTACGGAAAACATTGTCAATGCGTCTATGATCCGCATAGCGGTTTTGAACCGCAGTCTGGATCAACTGATGATAATAACATTATGCGAATGTCTGGAAGATCTGCCTACGAGAATGTTACGTTTGGCGATCAGATCGATCCGTATTTGTATGATGTGGATGGTACGATGGATCCTACTCGTTCTTTGCAAGATTCTGATGATGCGACATTGGAAAATTTCTTTTCTCGACCCATTAAGATCGCAGAGGAGGAGTGGGCTACGTCCACCACCCTTGGCTTCGATATTGACCCGTGGTCCCTTTATTGGGAGAATCCACGTGTTGCTAATCGTATTGCCAATTTTCATCTGTTGAAGTGTAACTTGAAGATCAAAGTTGTTATCAATGGCAATGGTTTTCAGTATGGACGCGCACTTGTATCCTATTTGCCGTTTGATGTGTACGACACATTGACGACTAATGCGTCCTTGATTCGGGAAGACTTGGTGCAGGCCAGTCAGCAACCCCGTATCTTTTTGGATCCTACTACCTCGCAGGGTGGTGAGATGAAACTTCCCATGTTTAACTACTACAACTATTTGTCAATTCCTAACGATCAGTGGGATGAAATGGGTAGATTGTATTTCCGTAGTTTGAACGAGCTCAAGCATGCTAATGGAGCCACTGATGTGGTTACTGTGTCTGTATTTGCCTGGGCTGAGGATGTTGATATGAGTGTGCTCACTTCTCGTGAGAGTACTACTCTTTCGCCTCAATCAGGATTCGAACCCCAATCTGGAAGTGAAGTTGATGAAGTCAACACGAAAGGGGTAATTTCAGGCCCAGCTACTGCGATAGCTAAGGCCGCATCTGCTATGACCAGCATTCCGTATATCGCGCCGTTTGCTTCAGCAACTAACATTGCTGCTACTGCGACTGCGCAAATTGCGAAAATGTTTGGTTATTGTCGTCCCATTGTGACCAAGAATCCAGAACCTTACAAGCCACACGTTGCATCGGCTCTTGCCGTTACAAATGTTGGTGATGGTCCAACTAAGATGACAGTAGATGACAAACAAGAACTCTCTATTGACCCGCGTATTGCTGGTCTTGGAGGAGTGGATCCGTTGAATATCAAAGAGATCGCGAAGAGAGAATCCTATTTGACCACGTTTTCGTGGAATATTGGGACTGCTCCCGAGACATTGTTGTGGAATGCAAGAATCTCCCCAGTAACATGGGCGGAGAATGCAGGACCACCAACGTCGTTTCACTTTCCAGCTTGTGCTATGGCTGCTTTGCCATTTAAGTACTGGACTGGATCGATGAAATTTCGCTTTCAAATTGTTTGCTCGGCATTTCATAAAGGTCGTTTGAAGATCGTTTACGATCCGAACTTTTTGGCCTCTAATGAATATAATACAAATTACGTTAAGATTGTTGATATTGCTGATGAAACGGATTTTACAGTGGAGATTGCCAATGGACAAGATACGTCCTTGCTTACTCACCATTTGCCTGGTCTTGAAAGTGTGACGCAGTTGTATTCTACGACTGCCTACGCTGCCAAGGAACAGGGCAATGGTGTTGTCGGTGTGTACATTGTCAATGAACTTACCACTCCCAATTCGACTGTGAATAATGATATCGAGGTGAACGTGTTTGTGTCGATGGGCGATGACTTTGAAGTTTTCGTTCCGGATGATCACTTTCAATTGTTCACTTTCGGATCTGGTTTACAGACGTTTGAGGAGGGTGAGGACAAGGATATTGCTTACCTTCGACAGGGCTACAGACGAGAAATCTATGGTCCTCCACCTGTTATACCGGAGAGTAATCCTGCATCAGAGCGTGTGCTCGAGGCTTTTAACCCACCTGGTCCGCCTTTTGAGCAACAATCTGGTATGGAAACTACTACGGTTCCTGAATCTCAGAATACCAATGAACCCAGTGCTCCCCAGCATGAGATGGCTGATAATCTTGGAGTCGGCAAGTCCGACTTGAGTGATATTAATTCCGTCTTTACTGGAGAAGCAATTACTTCTTTTAGAACTGTTTTGAAGAGGTATAATTGCTGGAACCAAATTGCATTTGGTGATAATGTGGCTACTAAGATTGTTGGCCGATTTGCTTCTTTCCCTTTCCTTCGTGGAAATGTGGCGGGAGCTATCGACACAACAAACGCTGCGGTGCCATATAATTACTGCAATACAGTTCTTTTGCATTGGGTTACTTATGCATTTTCGGGTTGGCGTGGTTCCATCAGGTATAAGTTTTTGCCTAAAGGAACTCAAAAGTCTACCTATCCGGTGACTTACTACATCCAGCGACATCCTATTGGAGAATTCGAGTACGCTCGAACACTTCAGAATCCGGATACCGCTGGTAACTCGAAGCAAGCAGGTCAGAATGTGATGATCACTCAAGGGAATACACCTAATAATAACAGTGTGTTTTCGGGAGTGAAGGGTCAAGTCTTTAACAATGGTTTGGTTAATCCTTCGATTGAATTCGAGGTTCCATACTATTCACCTTTCCGTTTTTCGCCTGGAAAGGAAGAGAACTTGACCGGTTTCTCACTTTGGAATGAAGGTTTTGATTATCGTATCACTGCTGATGGTAACACAGATACCCTTTGGGATATTCATGTTGCAGCAGGAGAAGATTTTCAGACCTACTTCTTTACTGGTCTGCCTCGTATGTATTACGAGCCAACGGTCCCTCAATAGGGCCGTTCTTTTGGAGATAGACACTCCTAAGTAATTAAATATAGTTTTACAGATGTACTAGCAGTCAAGAACATCTGACCTTCTGTGACCGAAGGTCTCACCTACTTTGTAGGTGTAAGCTGGTCGCGCCGAATGAGTTGTGAACTCTGGAATTTTTCCTGGCGCTGCCAGGTTTTCAAGGAGTCACATCTTTATAGTGCGATCCGGTTTTCCCGTAAGGGGAAACATGGGGGACTCTCACATTGCGTGAGTCCCCCCACTGGG